AAAAAGCGCAAATCTACCTACCGTGAAACACGACAGATTGCATTGAGATGAAACTTGTTGTTATAGGCGCTGGCATTGCAGGATCCTCAGCCACGCGTATTGCACGTGATAAAGGTTGGGACGTAACATTGATTGACCACGCACCAGAGCAGTCTGCGTCCAGATCTGCGCTGGCAACAATACGCCCAACTTGGTTTGATAAGGCTGAGCGCGCAGACCTTGAAAGATCTTGGGAGTGGTACAGCGCTTGGGGTGCAGCAGGGACAAGAGAGGCGCACGTATCAAATTGGAAGAACCGAGAAGTTAAGACACAAAAGGATTGGTGGCTGGTGGATCCGATTTTGCCGCTGGTTGAGCCAGACCTAACTGAGCGCGTAGTAGGGATCTATAAAACATTTGTTACCACGCCAACAAAAGAGATTGCTGCTGACGCTATCTTGAATTGCACAGGCGCTTACGGGGCAGATCTAGCGCATGACGTAAGCCTGTTTGCAGGGGTCACTTGGATTTCCACTGACGCTCAATTAGATTATTTACCCTACCGTGTCCACCATTTGAGACCATACAAATCACTCTCAGCAGCACAAATCAACGGTGTCACGCGTGTTGGATCCTCAATCAACGCAAGCGCTGACAAGGCAATACAAGAGGCTGAAGAATTGTTAGAGCAGGCTCACTTGTTGGGAATTGTGCAACCAGGCGCAACTTGGGAGATGTCACTGGGTTGGAGAGCAAAGGGCAAAGGGGGCATACCGATTTACCCGCAGTTGGGTCAGCGCAACGCTTATTTCTCAGGATTAGCCAGGAGTGGCTATGGGCTATCACCTGCAATTGCAGAAAAGTGGATTGACAGTTTATAGTTACTAGATTACAAAGGGGGCAAAATGGAAAAGAAAATAGGTAAGTTTTGGTTTCATTGCGGTCACACAAGTGGATTTGCCTTGGGGTTTCACATCAGCAAATACGGTTGGGACATTGATCTAGGTTTTTGGTACATAGGGCAGGAGTTCTAATGAAAATCATCTACGTGATAGGCGCACCAGGATCGGGCAAAACAACACTTACTGAGGCATTTACAAGCGATTGGATAGACCACGCCAAACATGAACAACCAATCAAATTCAGATCGCACCATACCCCTTATGGGGACGCACTCTCACTTGGTTGGCTTAGACCAGCGTTTGGCGGAACAGACACGCTTGGCAATACAGCGATACTGAGTATTGAACCGTGGCTACCAGGGATCGCCAAAGACTACGAAATCATTTACGGAGAAGGCGACAGATTAGCCAACTCACGTTTCTTTAATTTGTGCAAAGGTATTGGAGAGTTCCACCTGTTTTATCTCAACACTGAGCCTGCACTGTGCGCTGAGCGTAGGGCGCAAAGATCCTTCTTGACAGGCAAAACACAAAACCCAATTTGGGTTAAAGGTAGGGAGACTAAGCACCGCAACCTTGCAATGACGTTCAAAGCGTTTGAGATCCCGTCAGGACTAACACCTATGGCTGGCGCAGATCTAATGCGTAATGTAATCTTTTCCTGATGAATAGGAAACGTACGTGAGAAAAACACCAACGCCAGAACAGATAGACAAAGAAAAGAAAGTGCTGGAGTTAAAGCGTTCAGGGGCTACTTGGGACGCTATTGCTGAGGTAACTGGGTATGCAAATGCTTCAGGCGCGTTCAAGGCTTACCAAAGAGCAATGGTGCGCACATTGCAGCAACCAGCAGATGAATTGCGAGACGCTGAGATTGATCGCTTAGACCGATTGCAAAGGGCGTATTGGTTTGAGGCAATAGGCGATAGAGATAACCCGCCAGTACACAAGTCAGCAGAAATTGTTTTGAAGATTATTGACAGGCGCGCAAAGTTACTTGGGCTAGACGCACCAACCAAGATCCAAGCAGAGGTGGTTACGTATGACGCAAGCGGAATTGACGCCGACATTGAACGAATTGCCTATCAACTCAGAGGAGTGGATCAGGGCGTCACGTTGGCGCTGGAAGCAGGAGCAAGCCAGAACGGAACAGTTACCGCCTGAAGGTGATTGGAATATTTGGCTGTACATGGCTGGGCGCGGTGCAGGCAAAACAAGAACCGCAGCAGAGTGGTTAGCGTGGGAAGCAGTGAGCCAACCGCAAACACGTTGGGCAATAGTTGCACCTACCTACGGTGACGCAAGAGATACCTGCGTTGAGGGTGAGTCAGGAGTGCTGGCAATCCTGAGACGATACAAAGCGCTTAAAGATTGGAACAGATCACTGGGTGAGATCCTGTTGCACAATGGATCGCAAATAAAACTATTCTCAGCAGACAAGCCTGATCGTTTCCGTGGTCCACAGCATCACGGCGCATGGTGTGATGAGTTAGCAGCGTACAGATACAGTGACGCGTGGGATCAGTTGCAGTTTGGTATGCGACTAGGAGACAAGCCACGCATTGTTGTCACCACAACACCTAGACCTACTGCGCTAATTAGATTATTAGCAGGGCGCAATGACGGATCAGTAACAATCACGCGTGGATCTACTTTTGACAATGCTGCCAACCTTGCACCTTCAGCGCTATTGGAGTTGGAAGCCAGATACGCAGGCACCAGATTAGGGCGCCAAGAGTTGTTTGGCGAGATCCTGGACGATGTTGAGGGCGCATTGTGGACACGTGGACTAATTGAGCGCAACAGGCTTCAAAAGGCTCCAGCAATGGCAAGGATAGTTGTGTCAATAGATCCCGCAGTGACCAATACCAAAGATAGCGATGAAACAGGAATTATTGTGTTGGGATCTGACGCGCAAGGACATGGATACGTGTTGGGTGATTATTCATTCAAGGGATCTCCACTTGATTGGGCAAGCAAGGCTGTATCGGTATTTGACGAGTGGAAAGCAGACTCAATCTTGGTTGAAGTAAATCAAGGCGGTGACATGGTGAGCGCGGTGTTGAGACAAATCCGATTAGGGCTACCGATAAGAGAAGTGCGAGCGCACGTAGGTAAGCGGTTGAGGGCTGAGCCAGTTGCAGCAATGTACGAGCAGGGACGTATTCACCACATTGGAGAGTTTGCCAAATTGGAAGATCAAATGACCGTGTGGACGCCAGACGATCCAGACTCACCAGACAGAATTGACGCAATGGTGCAGGGGTTTGCGGATTTGTTAGGCACGCAAAACGTGATGAATTACTTTAACGCCATTGCTAACTTTTGCCCCAGTTGCAACCTACCCAACCCCAAATCTTCAGCAATGTGCTTGAAGTGCGGAACCGCTATCATTACACCAGCCGTAGGTTAAGGGCTACCAACAAGGGAGATACACGTGGGTTTATTAGACCGTATCGCAAAGCAAATCGCCACACAGGTTGAAAAGCGCGCATTACCAGCAGGCGCAATAACAATGACCGAGCAAGACATGAGAAACGGATCCATTGGACAGTCGTACGGTAATAACGTGCCATTGGGACGCCAAGCATTTATGCCTGTTGCGTTTGGTCCAGGTGTGCCGATTACTCCAGGGGCAATCAATCCACTGCGCGATGACGGGCGACCAGATCCACGGCGTTACGAATACCAAGTTGCACAAAACATTAACATTACTGAGACAAAACTAATTCCATTCAAAACACTACGTGCCTCAGCAGATCAAATTGACATTATCAGACGTTGCGTTGAAGTTACAAAAAGTAAACTTGTTGGATTGGAATGGGACATTGTCCTAGCGGCAGACGCGTCAGAAAAGATTGCAGCAAAATCAGGTGGGGATCACGTAAGAGCAATGGCAAAAGCGCGTGAACAGTTTTCTGATGAGATAAACCGCTTGCGCACATTTTGGGAGAACCCAGACCCAAGCAACGGTTTAACGTTTTCAGATTGGCTAATGATTGCAGCGGAAGAGACACTAGTGTTAGACGCACTCGCAATTTGGCCGCAAAGAACAGTTGGTGGAGATCTCTACGGGTTCCAGATCCTAGACGGTTCAACTATTAAACCAATGTTGGACGACAGAGGTATGCGCCCACAAGCACCTGACGTTGCTTACCAACAGATCCTTTACGGGTTCCCACGCGCTGAATTTACTGCTAACGATGATGACCCTGCTGCTGACGGTGAGTTCACTAGCGATGACCTTGCTTATCTAGTTCGCAACCGCAGAGCAATGAGCACCTATGGCTATTCACCAGTGGAACGTTCACTACCTTTGGCTGACATTTACTTGCGCAGACAACAATGGATCCGCGCTGAATACACTGACGGCGTAATTCCAGATCTGATGTTCACAACGACAGCAGACTGGGGTAATAACCCTGACTTGCTACGTGCTTACGAGAACATTCTCAACGATGATCTTGCGGGACAGACAGAACAGCGCAAGCGCGCACGCCTATTGCCTACTGGCTTAGTACCGATCACCAATGACGGTTACGGCGAGAAGTTTAAAGACACGCTGGACGATTACCTTGTGACCTCAATTTGCGGTCACTTTGGAGTTCAACCAAGTGAGATTGGATTTTCACCAAAGGCTGGATTGGGCGGTGCAGGATTTTCAGAGGGACAAGCAGAAAACGCTGAAGCACTTGGAATTGGTCCACTGTCTAACTGGTTGAGCAAGTCACTTACAAATCTTTCATACACATTCTTGGGTATGCCACGTGAACTTGAATTCAAACTTATGACAAGCAAGCGCATGGACAATGAAGAAAATGCACGCAAAAACCAAATTGAAATTACTTCAGGTGGTAAAACAATCAACGAGCGTAGATCTAAAATGGGACTACCTTTGTTGGATACACCGCAAGCAGACATGCCTATCTTGATTAGCGCGGCAGGTATGTTCCTGTTTAGCCCTGACGGATTGATCAACGCTGCTCAACTTACAACAGCCCCAGCGCTAGAGGGATCTGAAGCAACAGCAATTGAAGAACCAGTTGAGGTTGAAGAGCCAGAGATTGCAGAAACACCAGTAACGGTTGAGACTGTTAAAGAGGTTCAAGCCTTTATGAAGTGGGCAAAGAAGGGTGATCGTGGGCGTGACTTTGAGTTCAAGACAATTGAACCAATAGTTGCTGAAGCGCTGAACCAATGTGTGTATGACGGGGATTTGGATACTGCTAAAGCGCTCGCAAAGGCGTATCTGGCATGAGAGCAGGCGCACACAACGCAGATGTGCGCATAGCGGCAACCAACGCACGTAAGATCCAAGCAGCATTGCGGCAGGGGATTGACGCTAAGCGGGTTATTGCTGCTTACCGTAAAACTCAACCTAACAAGAGTGACAAACCTGTTCAAGACAGAGCCAGAGCAAGAGCGTGGGCAATGCTCAACATGAGGATCAACAACGAGCCTTTGATTGAAGTGCTGCAACGTACTTGGGCAGAGGGTTTTGTGCTGGGTGAGGCTTACGGCAATGACGAAATCCAGCGAGCGCGTGAGGCTAAAAAAGCAGCAAACGATTACATTGACTGGGATAACTGGAAGCCTGGTGACGCTGCAACGGCGACACTGCTCAGACCACCCAAAGCATTTCAAGAGTTACTAGGCAGAGCGCGAGTCACAATCAAGGATCTTGACCAGACTGGGTACGACAGAGTAGGCACAGCGCTGGCTGACAGCATTGAGCAAGGGCTATCGGATACCCGCGCAGCAAGGCTTATCAATGACGCAATTGGATCCCCTAGCAGGGCGCTGACTATTGCTATCACTGAGACTAACCGCGCCATGTCGCAGGGTGCAATCAGCCGATACCAAGCAGCCAAATTAGAGCAAATGGAGTGGTCCACCTCAGATCCTTGCCCAGAGTGCGCAATGAATAGTGGACAGGTCATTGACATAGGCGGCACATTTAATTCAGGCGCGCAAATGCCACCTGCTCACCCACATTGTCGTTGCGCTTTGCTTCCTGTCATTCCTGAATTTGAGCCAAATGAGCAAGGCGTTGTATTGGTTGAGCCACCTAAACCTGATGTTGCGCCAAAACTAACGGTCAAAGAAAAACTAGAGAAAGAATACGCGCACAAACCTGGCGCTTGGAGCAAACCGCGACAGGGAGACAGTGCAGTTGAAGCGATTGAAGAACAACGGCGCAAGCGCAGTAATTACGATCAGGGCAAGCGCTGGACGGATAAGGGTTGGGCAAATAACGAACGCAGTGCCTACCAACTCAAAGCAGATGCAGATTTTGCTAGGGGTAATGTTGTTTACACAAACGGTTGGACAACAGTGTTGGTTAGAGAAACCGACTTTTTGAAGATGCCAGCAAGTATTGACGCGTTGCTTGACACCATTGACGCCAACATGGACAAATTCTCGTTGAAGTTTTTACAAGTACGAGTCAGCGATGAGGCTTTGGACGAGATCTACAAGGAATACACGCCAGAAAAGCGCAAGAGAGTTTTGGCTGCTGCAAACCGTGGAAGCCTGTTTGGTTCTAAAATGTACGTGCGACCAACAAGCGTAGACGTTAGACCCGTAGACCCTAAGAGCAACGGTATTTGGTTCAGCGCTGTTCCAGAAACAACAACCAGAGTTGAATACACAATTGCGCACGAATGGGGTCATTTGCGCGAAAAGTTGGCTGGCACCTTTGAAATGGACACTGCTGATAAAGTCATTGAGGTGATTACCAACAAAAACGGCAAAGCCTTTTTGAGCGAGTACGGCAAGACAAAGCCAGCAGAAGCCTACGCTGAGTCATGGGCTGATTGGGTACTGAACAAAGGCGTAACAGATAATCCAATAACTAACGCTATGGCAAAGGAGTTTGGTTGGAAATGAGCGACAAATTCTATGACGCACTGGTAGATTACAAAGACCTGCCTGACAAAGAGATTATGTATGATGCTGCTAGTGGATTGCAGTACGGAATAGATGAGGCGATCAGGCGCGGTATTTATCCTGAGTCTGCTAAAGTTACGAAGAGCCTTGAAGAAGCCCTGGCTGACGTCAAGTTAGAATGGATTGAGGAATAACATGGCATTTAAGCACATCAACGCAAGCACACTTACAGTAACTTCAATTTTGCACCAAGTAGACAAAAACGCCAGACCTGAGACCCCAATTAACATTTACAACGGTCACAGTGCGTCAATCTTCATTGGCGATAGCACAATTACTACGTCAGGCGCAACGATTGGTCGTACAATTGCAACAGGTACTTCACAAGTATTTTATGCAAGCGCTAACGACATTATCTATGCAATTTCAGCAGCAGCCTCAGCAGCAGGCGCAATCGTTTTGACTTATTCAGCATAATTATGGCTGAAGGATTTGTACCACCACAAGAGGTCAGGTCGAACGCCAAACGCGGTTTGGAGTTAAGAGCCAAATACAATCGTGGTGGAACAGAAGTAGGGGTCGCTCGTGCGCGTGACTTATCGAACGGTAAATCACTATCATTAGATACCCTAAAGCGTATGAGTTCATTTTTTGCTCGTCACGAAGTGGACAAAAAGGGTGAGGGTTGGGGCGTAGATAGCGCTGGTTACGTAGCGTGGTTGCTATGGGGCGGTGACGCTGGTTGGGCTTGGGCAAAGAGAATTATCAGTGAACAAGAAAACAAGGAGAAATCATCAATGTCAAACTTAACAACAGCATTCTTTCAAATTGAGAAAGCAGATCGCAACGCAGACGGGACAATGACTGTTTACGGCAAAGCGACAGACGACAGTATTGACATTGACCAACAGATTTGTGACGGCGATTGGCTAGACCGCGCAATGCCTCACTGGTTCAAAACAGGCGGCAACATCAGAGAGCAACACAGCAACATTGCAGCAGGAGTGGCTACCGATTACGAAGCCAAAGCAGACGGACATTACATTTCTGCACTTGTAGTAGATCCAGTCTCAGTTAAAAAGGTAGAGGCAGGCGTACTCAAAGGGTTCAGCATTGGAATTAAAAACCCACGCGTGACCCGTGACAAGTCAGCAATGAACGGGCGCATTGTGGACGGACAAATTGTTGAAGTAAGTCTTGTGGATCGCCCAGCCAACCCAAATTGCCAGTTGGTATTGGCTAAATCAGCCAGTGGCGATGAGACTGTGGTTCAGGTTGAGGATCTAATTGAGAAGGAAGATAAGCCAGATTACGAGAACATGCTGCCTGGTGGCGAGCGCTCAGAGCCAGCAGACAAGGATCTATACAACCGAGTCAAGGCTGAAGCCAAAGAGAAGTTTGATGTGTACCCAAGTGCAGTAGCCAATTCATGGGTAGTGAACGAATACAAAAAGCGTGGCGGAAAATACAAGGCAAAGACCAAAAAATCATTACAATTTGAGGACACAAACACGGGAGACAACGCAATGGCAACAGAAACTATCTCAATACCTAAGTCCATTGTGGGCGACATTTTGAAGTTTGACAAGGTGCAGTTTGAAGCAGCACGCGACGCGCTTGCGAACCTTGTTCAAATTGAAGCAGGCGAAATGAAAGAGGGCGGCAATGAGATCCAATCCATTGCTCACCTATTGGAAGCGATAAGTCACCTACACGCTTGGTATGAAGGTGAAGAAGCAGAGGGTGAAGTGACTGAAGAAATTATTGAAATGTCAGCGCACGTTAAATCAACAATTGGTTGCGACTGCGCTGGTTGCATGGCTTGCGAGAAAGCAGGCGGTTGCAAGGGTGCAATGTGCAAGGGTCATGACGGTAAATCAATGACCAAGACAAACGTTACTGAAGATAGTGCAGCAACAGGCGCTGAGGATCTAATTGTTGCTGAGAAGTCTGCAAAAGAGATGATGCCTAACAAGGGTGAGTCACTTGCAGAGTTCAAAGCGCGTTGCAAAGAAGCAGGAATGGACGATGATTACGCAAAAGAGTGTTTCACAAAATACATGGCTGCTGAAGAAGACAAAGAAAAGTCAGCAACAATGGATAAGTGCTTGGAATGCGGTTGCCACCGTCCAGAGGAAACACACGGACAATCAGACGTCACTACTGCTGACATGGTTGCGCCAAGCGAAACACCTAAGTCTGCTGAGGCAGATGAAGAAGTGACTGAAGAAGTCGCACCAGATAATTCCACTGAAGATAATTCAGAGGATCTTAATGCCATAGTAGAGCAAGTGGTAGAGAGCGCAACAAAAGCACTCAAATCAGAGATTGCTTCATTAGTGTCTGCAAAAGAGGCAGCACTGGCGAAAGCAGTGGGGTTGGAGACTGAGTTGGCACAAGCCAAATCTCTCGCAGTGGCGGGTGGCCCAAAGCGCACAGCACGTCCATTAGGTGGAACATCTAATGAACTTGTGCTCAAAGCGGCAACCTACAAAGCGAAAGCAAATGCAGCAACAGACCCAGATCTTGCAAAGGGTTACAGAGCGTTAGCGGATAAGTTTTACGCTGAGGCTACTGAAACCCTAAACAAGTAACCAACCTAACCGAAAGGAACCACAACTATGGCTGAAATGCCACGCGCTAAAGATCTGTTTGACGGATCCAGCCCTGTTGAGGCTGCTGAAAAAATGGACTCATATACTGCTGAACTCAGCAAGTCATTGAGCAATTCTTCATCAGTTCCAGGACAAGCACCAGCACCAGACGCTACTGCCCAGTTGGAACTACTTGCAGCAAGCAAGTCACTTTCACCTGATGCAGCAGCAGGACTTCAGAATGCATTAGCGGCACAGCGCCTAGCAATGCAGGACATTCAGAAAGACATCACACTTACATCTCCACTCAGCACATCATTTGCTGCGTTTGACTTGGAAGCACCTTCAAAGTTGCTCACACCACGTCCAACACCTTTGCGTAACCGTATTCCACGTAAGAAGGGCGTAGGCACATCACACCGTGTCAAGCGTATTCTTGGATACACAGGTACAGGAACTGGTGGAGTCGGAAACACTTGGCCAGGAATTACTGAAAGCACAACAACTGCTTTCGGTTCAATCAACTACGAGCGTGGCGCAAAGATCTCCTACGCAGCAGATGATTTAATCCTGCCTTACAACTCATACTCACTATCTGACAGCGTATCTTTTGACGCTAACTTTTCAGGACTTGGGTATCAGGATCTACGCCAACTATCAAGCACATCAACACTGTATGCAACAATGCTTATGGAAGAGCGCATGATGCTTATGGCACGCGGTACTGCTTCAGGTTACTCTGGCGCACTTACTGCTCCAACAGTAACTCTCACATCACCAGTTGCTTCAGGATCACAAACAGCACTTGCAGCAACCACATATTATGTTTATGTAACTGCTGACGCAGGTATTTCTGTAAACGGTTTTGGTGAGTCAATTGCATCTTCAGTTGCTTCAGAAGTAGTTGCTTCAGGAGACGTTCTAAAGGTTTCTGTTGCCGCTATCACTGGCGCACTTGGATACAACGTATATGTTGGAACCACAACTGGTCTTGCTAACTGTAAGTATCAGGGAACAATGAAGGGAACTTCATGCTTTATTCAAGGAGCAGCAGCAACTGGACTAACTGGTGACAACTTTGCATTGACAACAACTGGTGCAGCAGCAACACGCGCAACAGCAGATACTTCTGCGTATGCAACAGGCTATGACGGCATTTTGCCAACAGTGCTTGGTGCAAACTCAGGTTACAACAACGCAATCAACACTACATTCTCTACTGCTAACCCAGGTTCGGAATATCAGACTGTTTTTGCTAACTTGTACCAGAACGTCAAAGCAGATCCAGACATGGTTCTAATGAACGGTAATGATCGTAAGCAACTTTCAGACGCGATCAAGAACGGCTCAACAGCAAACTACCGTCTAACAATTGACAATCCAGGTACAGGCGGGGGAACCACATACGGTTCAATCGTTACTGGACTTCAGAACGAAGTAACAGGCAAGTCTGTTGACATCATGGTTCACCCATGGTTGAACCCAGGCGTGTCACCAGTGCTTTCATTCACACTTCCAATCCCTGATACTGAGGTATCAGACGTTTGGGCGAACTTCATGGTTCAGGACTACATGGGTATCCAGTGGCCTGTAACTCAGTTTGCGTATGAATTCAGCACATACTTCCGTGGAACATTCTTCTGTACTGCTCCAGCATGGAACGGTGCAGTATCAGGAATTGTGTCTGCTTAATAACTGAATAGATAAGGCAAGGGGGGTGCGTTCCACGTGAGCGCACCCCCACTTATACTAGAGAGGGCAATCATGGCAAGATTAGTAGCATCTGATAAAGGCGTCAGAGAGACAGAAGTGAACGGGCGCTTATACAAGCCTGATCGTGGCGGGATCTATAACATTGAAAGCGCCAGTGCAGCAAGAGCAATGAAGGCTGAAGGATTTTTTGAGGCAACACTCACACCTTACTCGCAAGGTGACGTCACAAAAGGCTTTACTTGCGTAGAATGTGGTTTTGGATCTTGGTTTCGCAAGTGTTCGCGTTGCGGTCACACAAACGGGGAACCTCAAAGAGACGGGGAATAACAAATGGCAACAGGTATTACGCCTGACACAACAGACGAAAGCCAGTATGTCAGCGTTGCTGAGTTCAAAAATGCTCCTACCTCACTAGACATTAACAACTTAGTCTCAGGCGGTAATCAGAACGCACAAGACGCAGAGTTGGCTAACGTGCTTATGCGCGCGTCTTCCTACATGAATGAATACCTTAATCAAAACCTTGTGGCGCAAAAATACGTTGAGACTCAGCGCCTACGTACCACCAGTGAGGGTTTTATTTCACTGCACCCCAACAACAGCCCAATCATTGCGCTGGAGTCTTTTGAATACGGATCCACTCCAAACAACCTTCAAACTTTAACGGATCCTTCTCTTTGCTGGTTTGAACCTCAGCAAATTGTTATCCCGTTAGGGCAGATGAACACAACGTATTCCAGCGCTGGTCCACTCTCTTTTGGCGGTGCTGCACCAGGACAACGACTATTTACCAAATATACTTACGTCTCAGGCTACGTAAACAACTTCATTGCTACGGCTACCGCTGGCGCAACCTCATTGACCGTCACTAGCGGCACAGGGATTGTGGTAGGTCAAATCTTGCACATCTATGACGGCGCAACATCGGAAAACGTCACAGTAGCCTCAACCTACACTTACGGTTCTACCACCGTTCCTTTGACCACTGCGCTGGTTTCTACGCACGCAGCAGGCATTGTCATAGGAAATCTACCAACAGCCATTAAACAGGCTTGTATCCTCATTGCGTCAGCGTTTATACGTGTCCGTGGAGACAAGTCAAACACCATGAACATCACCACCCAAGCGCAAAGCAGTCAGATAAGCGGTCAAGCAAGATACGGCTCAGAGATTGCGCTGGCGTTGGACATGGTTAGCCTTTACCGCAGGATCCGATAATGGCAGGGCGCACAGGGGTACGCGCAACAGTTTACTCATTCTTATCGTCACCTCAAATTACCAACCTCAACCAGATCTTTGTTTCATTCCCCAAGCGCATTGATTTCAACGTCAATACCACGGCTGGATCTACCACGCGTGCAGCAGCAGTGATCTTTATTGCGTCTGAGACGGAAAGCAGATTGGCTATTGGCGGTTCAACCAACGGTATCAAGCGCGTTGATTACACAATTATTCTTCAGATCTACCAGCACTCATTTGTACGAAATGCAGAAGACGCAATGACAGATTTTGATACGCTTATTGACGCTATCAAAACACGCCTGCGTTCAGATCACCGATTTGGCGATACGAACGGCACTTTGGTGTGGCAAGGCGCTGAACCGCGTATCACTACGCGTTATGGCGAACCTTCTACGGCTGAAGAAGGCATGACGGAAACGTATGCTGAGGTAGAATTTGAAGTCACAGAAATGATCCACGCATAGGGAGAAACAAATGAGATACAAATATACAGGAACAGACTCACGCGTGTTCCCTACGTTGGGGATTATCGTGAAGCCAGGTGAAGAATTTGAAGCACCTGACAACTTAGACGTGCCTAATGTAGTACCAGCAGGCGCACACAAAGCAGTTCCAGTACCACCAGCCACGTCTGCCGCGTCAGACAAAACATTAGGAGAGTGAAATGTCAGTACAAAATAGCGTACGCAGTTTTATAGGTATTGCAAAAGAAGCAACAAAAGGTACAGCAGTTGCACCAACGGATTATTTGCTTGTTATGAGCGATAGCGTCAAGCCAGTTGACGTAATTGATCCACTATACGACAAGGGACTACGTGGGGCGCTAGTAGATAGTTACAACTACATTCCTGGTCGCACACGTTCAACCTTTGATTTCAGTTCAGCAGGGTTCCCTGACGGAATTGGATACGCACTAACAGGTTTACTAGGCGCTTGCGCAACAACAGGCGCTTCAGCACCATACACGCACACAATTTCATTGAAGAACAGCCTCACAGCAGCAGCAGACGCTCAACCACTCTCATACACAATCACTGATTTTTATGCAGCAGCAGTTCGCGCCTATCCTGGTTTGCAGTTTACTGATTTTTCATTGAAGTTCAATGCTGACGGAATGTTGGAGTATGACGCAAAGACAACTGGATTTATTTCAGCCTCAGCCTCAACTCCAACGCCTACTTTCAGCACAATCCTTCCAACACCAGTTTGGACAGGTACAGTGTCAATTGCAGGATCTCCAGTATCAACCGCAGTGTCAGGTAACATTGACATGAAGCGTCCAGTAACGCCAATTTACGGTATTGCTAACACTCAAAATCCTTACGCAGTGTTTGTGGGCGCGTTGGAGACAACAGGCAAGTTTACTTTCGTAATGGAAGATAACACCGAACTCACACGCTACCTTACCAACACTCAGCCTGCGATTATCCTTAACTGGAGTCAGGGCGCGAGCGCAGCACTTACTCAGATCCAAGCCACAATCACAAAGGGTG